ATAGTAAAAACAAAGTAGGTATCAAATGAAAAAGCTAATTCCTTTTATACTTTTTCTTTCTCCATCTAGTGCTTTTGCCAATATAACGGCCAAGTATGTGACCTCTGCACAGATTTCTATTGACTCGCCTTATGTAATTACCAATGCAGCCCCTTCGAGCTATAGCATAAGCGGAAACAATGTCACCACATCTACAGGAACAGGTGATAGTTTAGTTACAAATGCGATTGGTGGATTAAATTTAGGCAGTTTAAGTAATGGTGTACCAGCTTTAGTAAATACAAATAAGACAGTTACAAATGCAGGGTCAGCGTTTACTCTATCGGAATCATATCAAGCTGGAGACGTAACACAATCAGCAATCACTCCATCAAGCGGAATAGCAACATTACCAGTATTAGGTGGTCAGACAACAGTTATTAGCGGAGGCACAAAAGGAGATTTAGCACTTACTTCGTTATCTTCTGGAATTACGACTTGTGTTGCTGGGGGATCTGGTACAAGTTGCATCGCCTCTACTACCGTTAGCATAGAAATTGACTAGACTTTGGCTGCTACTCTTACTAATATTACCTGTAAGAACTCTTGCTACTCCTGTTGTACCACAATTTCGTTCAGGTAGTTCCACTACGAGTTCAACCTCTCAATCAGTAATTAATGAAACTATTACCTCGCATCAATATAACTCAGGTTTTTCTTACTCAGCATCAGGTCATAACATTGAATCAGCAGAGGTTAATGGTTATATCAACCCTTCAACTGTGGCTGGTACAACTCAAACAGTTGGTGGAGTGCAATTTAGTTGGACAAGTCCAGAACTTGAAACTGTGCCTAGATGGAAAATAAAAGAAGCTGGACAAAGTTTTTCTCTAGTCGAATCACTCCAAGGTGCTGGCCTTTCAAACATCACCACAATAAATCGAACCATAACAACTTCAACAACAACAGAAACTACAAGTGTCTTTGGGCAATAATTTTATTACTTTGCCCTGTAAAAGTTTTTGCTAATACAACAGTTGCTTCTCCTCAATCAAATGCTCAAGGAGTAGTTAATAATAACGCAACGCAAATATTACCTTCTGGTTTGCCACAAAATAGATATTCTCAAGGTATTACTTGTACTTCTCCTAGCCTTACAATTACCCCTTATTTAACAGATGCGTGGTCATTTAATCGACCTATAGAAGAATTTACTTATCAAGATATATATGACGAAGATACAGGAGAAATTAAATACACTACAAAAACACCAAGGTTTGAAAAGGATAACTATAACTTAAATTATGGTATTTCTATGCAGTTTAATATTCCCTTAGGTAGAGGTGGAGAGTTATGTCATAGGGCAGCAGAAATAAATATGGAAGCTCAAGAGTTATTAATATCTAAAACTAAAATGGAAATGGAGTTATATCGTTTAAAGATTTGTGGAGAACAAGCAAGGTTAGGAGTTGTATTTGTAGATAAGTACCAAGTAAATTGTGATGGGATAAAGCTTATTTCAATGCCAAATCAAGTATTACCTCATACACATAAAATCCCTAAGAAGTAGGTTTATTTTTCTTTTCTAATCGTTTTTGAATCTGCTTTATAGCACTCTTAAAAAGTCCTCGTATCACAGGCACAAGACTCGCAGACCCACCAGCAACCAGACCAATAGCAGCAGTCGAAACAAGAATTTCAGGTGATCCGATAAAACTTTCTCTGAAGGGTACGTCTTCATACAAAGTAAGACATTCTGTTTTGTCTGATGATAGCTTGTGTCCTATAACTCTTTCAATGCGTTTTGAATTTCTGTAATCTCCTACTCTTTGTTCTCGACTGCTAGGACATTCTGGAATCTCAATTTTTTCCTCATCTTTTGGTGGTGTTACTTTTGCTTGTTCACTTTCAGGCATTGCTGGCTGTTCGTTACTTATCGGTATTTCTTCTGTAATTATTAATTGATCTGGGGTGTAGTCAATAGGGTTAAAACTAGGAAAAACAGAATCGCAAGTAGTAAATACTCCATTAGGATCATCAAGCAAAAGCTGTGTATTACCAGTATTTTTTATATCTCTATGCTGATAAGTACAACCAGCTACATCTATTTCTAAGTTTGTTGGTATTGGTAGGACAGGATTAGGGTTATATATCTCAGGAATATAAACCTCTGGAATGTTTACTTCTCGAATACCTATCTCAGGTATTTCCATCTATATCTTTGGCTGTTTAAATTCTGGTATTGTTGGACCTGTCATATCTGGTAAACCCTTATCTAGTATCTTTGGCATAAGTCCTTGTACATTATCAAGAACTTCATTCATAACTTTTGCTTTGAACTGTTCTGATGTTACAAATCTGTAAGTGAGAAATGCCCCTGCACTCATGGAAGATACCATAAGAAATGAGACAATACTCAAAATTTGACAAACACGATTAAGCATATGATTAAAGAAGCATTTTTAAAAGCATTAATGCCTGTCACCATTATAACCTTTATGGGGATCTGTGCTTTAGCACCTTTATATGTAACTTTAGGAATGTTAGAACGTACCTCTAAGACTCAGTAGCATTTTCAATTCTATCTTTAATTATAGCTTGAATTTCAATTGCTCTAGTCTTGCATTTATTCATAATGTCTTGAGTTTCGTTGTATTTTTTTACTACTTTTTGTAGTTCAGCTTGCAGTTCTTCGGTTGTTGGTTTTGGCATTAGCTATATGGTGTTGTTCCTAATATACTTGTATTCCACTGTGCTTTTAATGCTGCTGCGTCTGAAGCTGCTGCAATACCAGAATCAGCAGGGGCATCTCTTAATGCTTGTTTTTGAGATACTATCGAGGTTGTGTCTGAACTTGTTTCTAATGCTTTTTGAAATTGAACATCAAGTTCTGCAAGTTTTGCAATACGAGCAGCCCTAATATTTGTTTTGTGAATTTCTCTGGCTTTCGCCATGTCTACTCCAAATCCCATAATTTACTCCGTATAAGTCCAAGCATTTCTAAAGCTCCTATCAGTAGGAACTTCAGATTTATCTACAATATAAGATGTTTTACCTGTAGGAACATCTTTTGCTTGTATTTCTTCAACTGTAAGTCCGCAATTATCTGAAGGCACAACTACTACAAGTACACCTTCATCATTTACATAAACAATTCTTTTATCTGAATTTGCCATTATCTATCTCCAAAAATAACAACACTAAACATTTGTACGTCTAGCAGTTGAAATGAGTTATCACGATGTAAACTTCTAACTCTTTGTGATGTCGTAGTTGACATAGCGTTAGACGTATTTAAAATCATGCCACTTGTTCCATAAACTAACGCATAGTTTGTACTTGACATAGTAATACTAAAGTTAACAGTGTAATCTCCTGTACCATTATCATTTAGAGAAGTGACATTGTAATCATCATTTATTGCAATACTACCTGTTCCGTTAAATCTACACCATATTTCGCAAGCATTATCTCCAAAAAAAGCCATTATGACACCTCTTGTAGCATGAATTTAAACATTTTACCATTGCGTCTGTTCACTAAGAAAAGATCCTCTGCTCCTTCTTGTATTGTATAACTTCCCCAAGTTCCGTCAATATCATTAGTACCACCTTCGTTAGATAAATTAAGGTCATTGGAGTAGATGTTTCTAAAACGGTTTGAACTCGAACCTAAATCTCTAGTATTGTTACCGTCTGGGGATATGGTATGACAAACTACGTCCCCTGTAAACTCACCACCAGCTAAAGGCATTTTTGTACCGTCAGATGCGGAAGTTATATAACCAGCACCGTTTGTAAGTTGGTTATTATTAGTTGGAATTGTTGGTTTATTAGAAAGATTATTATAATTTGAATAATAAGAACCATGCTGTCCATCCAATAAATCTGCATCTAATCCAGAACTAGCACCATCATTACCTGCATGCCAGATTCTATACTTGTTTGCACCCATTGACCAACCACCAACGGCTAAGTCATTAGTATCAGCATCTAATCCAAAGTAAAGAGCAAAATCACCGCCAGCGTGAAATGCCATAAAAGCATCATTACCTACACCTGTGTTGAAAATTTCAATAGCACCTAGATTTCCAGTTCCTGATCCAATAGTGTCATAATTATTAGTTGCATTAGCACTAAATTCTATTCTTTGTGGTGCTGAAGCGTCATGGACATCTGACCTTAAGAAACTGCCCGAAGAAATACCATCAACAGTATCAGCGTCTAATCCACTGCCAGCACCATCTACCGTCTTTATTAATGTAAGTATCTCGCTTGCTGTCTGATCGGCAGTAGCACTAGCCTCTATTCCATCAAGTTTGTCGTGATGTGCAGTAGACATTACACCAGCAGCAGAACTTGTTGCTTCACTTATGGTTGCATTATTTCCTGTGCTACTTGTTACAGTTACGGAACCTGTTGCTGTTGTAGTTGCTAAGTTTGTAGTTGTGTTGACTGTATTTGTACTTGCTGCTGTAATACGACCTTGTGCGTCTACTGTAATAGCAGGGATTGCTGTAGCTGATCCATAGCTACCAGCACTAACTGAAGTATGTGCAAGTTGATCTGCACCGACTGTATTATCAGCTATTTCAGAATTAGTAAGTTTATCAGATTGTAATAGTGTTTTTATATCACTAGCTGTTTGGTCTGCTGTAGCATTATTTTCTATGTTGTCTAGTTTTGCACCGTCAACAGCTAAATCTCTACCATCAACATTACCAGAAACAATAATATTACCAGAAACAGTAGCATTGCCAGTAATAGAAGCTCCTGTGCTAGTAATTTCTATTTTTGTATTACCACCAGTTTGTAGTTTTAAACTACCTGTACCTTGATCGTTAAGTATAGAATCACTAGCGTTATGAAATATCTCTAAGCCATCAGAACTTGTACCATAAATAGATTTTACATTGTCATTATGTATGTTACTACCAGTAAATGTATTACCAGTTTTTAAAGCAAAGTCACCTGTAGCTGTTACACCATCAATCCAAGCACTACCTGTATAAACTTTAAGTGAATTAGTTGAAGTGTTAAAGAACAAGTCTCCAACATCTAAGCTAGATGTAGGGTTACTAGAACCTATGCGATATTGATTAGCAAAACTGTTAACACTAGATAAATTAGAAGCTACACTATTTACATTAGCAATAGAACCACCAACATTATTTACGTTTGTTATAGCTCCACCAACTGTATTGACGTTACTAATAGCCCCTGCAACTGTATTTACGTTAGCTATAGAACCAGCAGTAGTATTAACATTACTAATTGAACCAGCAGTAGTATTAACATTAGCTACATTAGTAGCCACAGTATCCATATCACTAATAACACTAGATACTGCCAGTGTATTCATGTCACTGATAACATCAGATACAGCTAGTGCGTTCATATCAGATACAATGTCAGCAGTAGCTAGAGTATTCATATCTGCTACAACATCAGTCGTACCAAGTATTGCCATGTCTGCTACAGCATCAGCAGTTCCAAGCCTTCCTATTTCTGTTGCTTTACCAGCTACAGTTGTAATCTCTGTTGCTTTTGGTACTAATCTATGAAATGTATAAGTATTAAGTGTAGTAGTTGTTTCTACAAGCAATCCAAAACCAGCACTATAAGTTGTGCTGTTTTCGGCTCCATTAATAGTTACTGTAGAATTTCCTACAGTACCGTTTGAAATACTAATAACTCCACTACCACTAGAGGTATGGTTAGAAGCTAAAGCAGATATACTAACTATAGTTCCAGTTCCATTATTTACGTCAGGGTTAGCATTAGGAAAACTTGTTTCATTTGCTATCGGTACAAAACCACCAACATCATCTACAAGATCAATAATTCTGTCATTAATAGCTGCGGTTGTAGCAATTGTTGTATCGTTATCTGGAAATGTATCGCCATCTTTTATTGTGTCACCTGTACTAATATTAAAATATCTAGCGTCTGATTCTGTTTCTGTATAATATCTATTGTCTAATTGTCCAGCATCTAGTTCTGTTTCTGTGTAATATCTACCATCTAATGTTCCATCAGCTATTTTTGCATTTGTAACAGCATCATCAGCTATCTTTGCAGTCGTAATATTGCCATCAGCTATCTTTGCAGTAGTTACGTTAGCATCAGTAATCTTGGCTGTTGTAATAGCATCATCAGCAATCTTAGCTGTTGTAACTTGACCGTCAGCAATTTGTGCAGTTCTTACAGCACCACTAGCTATCTTGGTATTAGTTATAGCTTCATTGGCTATTGAAGCTCCTTGAATTGTTGCAACAGCTATCTCGGCATTAGTTACTGCGTTAGCTGCTATTTTTGCTGTAGTAACAGCATCATCAGCAATCTTAGCTGTTGTAACTGAATTACTTTGCAATAAACCTGCGGATATAGAATCTGAAGCTATTTTGCCTTGAGTAACTGCATTGTTTGCTATTTTATCTGCTGTAACAGCATCATCAGCAAGCTTGGCTGTAGTTACGTTAGCATCAGTAATCTTAGCTGTTGTAACTGCATTGTTTGCTATGTCAGCTTCTACTATTGTTCCGTTAACTATATTAGCTGAAGCAACTGTTATATCTGTAGGTAAAGCACCACCACCAAGTTTAGCTAAAGTTACAGAATCATCTGCTAATTTCGTACCAACTATATTTGCATTAGCATTTACATCAGCATTAACAATAGTTCCATCAGCAATTATTGTTGATGTAACTGTTCCTGTATCACCTGATGTAATTAAAGTTCCTGACCTATCAGGTACAGTAATTGTATTATCTTGAGTAGGATCTGTTATCGCTAGTGTTGTTTCATTATTATCATCAGTTGCACCTTCAAAAACTAAGTTACTTGTAACTGTTTGTGAGCCATCTCTCTTTACAAAATCATTAGTAAATTCTTGTAAAGCAAATAATACTTGATCGCTATTATTATCTAAATCTGCTTCTGTTAAAACACTACCATCAGCAAAATCTACTTTTTTATTACTAATATCTGTATCTCTTGTAAAAGATATATTAGCAGTACCAGATGCAGGTATGTTACCAGAAGTAAAAGTAACATTTGAACCACTAATAGTATAGTGACTATTTAATGTTTTAAGAACTCCTCCTACTCTTACATCAATTTCATTATCAGCTAGAAAAGGAAAAGATATGGCAAAAGTAGCTGTACTGCCATTTCCGTTATGGGTTTGTGAGGTAGCAGTTGTGTTGGTAGCCATAATTAATATTTACCAGAGGGGTTTTGAAATATTGGTATTATATCTTTTTTTGCTCTTGTATTTTCATTTTCAGCCATTGTTTTTGTTTTCTTATCCATAACATACTCTTTATAGTATTCTACTGCAATTCTTTTGTAATCTTTCCAAAGTTTTTTTACTGGCTTTTGAAGCTCTGTTTTTATAATTTTCTTTCTTGTCAACAATGCTTGTGCATCAATACTACCAGTAGAATCTGATTCTAATTGTTTTAAAGCTGCTATATTTTTTTTATTTCTTGAAAGCTCTATAATTGCTTCTGGAAAACGCTTGCCATTTTTAGGATCAAAGAAAGGTTGATCTTTTGCGTTATAACTTATTTTCATATGAGCTAAATAACCTATTAATTTATTATATTGTGGTGTTGTTAGATTTACTTCATTACCATATTTATTAAAACTAATAGTATCAAGTGGTGGTGTAAGTCTTAAATCTATTCTTCTTATATATTCGTCAACAGGATTATCTTTTTCTTTCTTAAATTTAAAAGGATTAAAGTAATTACCAAACAAAGCACCTTCTGGATATTCTGCAATTCTGCCTGTTGTCATGCTTCTTATTGGTTCAATATCTGCACTAAAACCTGCTGTTGTATCTTGCTTACTTCTCATCAACATTAAACCAAAAGTATCTAAATCTTGAAAAGGATTGTTAGATAATTTTAAACTACCAAAATCATTACCTTCATATTGACCTATATCATTTATTCTTTCTTCTTGAGGATTTAAATCTCCTTTTCTAAACTTTGATTTTTTCTTAGGAAACCTACCTGTATAAGTTTTTTTAGTTATCTCGTCATACCAATTTTCCCCTCTTGCTCTTGTAATACTTCTTTGTAAAGAAAGAGGATAATTACGAATAGCTGATACATAGTTAGCTGGTATTTGATAAAATCTTTGCAAAGCACCTACATCACTTGTAAGATCAAACATTTGTGCAATATTTTGAATCATATATTTATTATTTAAGTTTCTTGAAAGTAAAGCTATAAGAGCATGAGCAGAATTTTCATAATCTTCATCTTCTTCAAAATCTCTAATATATGCCATATCACCTGCAATCATAAGTAAAGAACCTATTGGCTCCATTCGAGATAAAAAGTCTATATATTCGTAATTTGGTAACCCATTATCTCCTCTAATTACATTGCCATCTTTATCTTTTTGCAAAAGTCTAAAACTGTAAGGTAATTCATCAGTCCTTTTTTCTCCTTCCCTTAACCATCTATTATGATGACCACCACCAATAAGAGCTAATTCTGCTTCTGGATCATCTTTTGCTGCTGCTAAAGATATAAAATAACCCCATATCGCAGCACCAGTAGTAGCTTCACCATTAGCTCTATATGCAGTAGCTAAGTCATCACTTAATAAATTATCATTATGTTCTTTTAAAATCCTTCCTAATGTTGCATTATATTCTGGTGGCATACCTCTAAACATGGTATCAAAATCTGGCAAACCTGTTCTTCTCATTACTTGTTTGCCTATATTTACAGGTGTTGTAACAAAAGGAACTATTGGTTTTAAATAAGAAGCTTTTAACACAGATGCAAGTTGTTTTGTATATTTTGAACCTCTACCAGAAAAACCAAATCCTTTACCTAATTCAGTTGTAAATGTTCTATCTGCTGAATAATCTAAAGCTCTTGTATATGAATCTAAAATATTTTCATTTGGTACAAAATCAGGAAAAGCAGTATCTTGTCCTTTAGTAAAACTTTTTGTGTTAACAATATCTATTATTTCATCAAAATTACTATTGACGTAGATACTAAAACTTTTACCTTTAAGTCCTTTTTCTGCTGCTTGTTGCGTAAGTTCACCCATTAGATGTGAACGAAATGCAGTTTGTTTAATAAATTCGTCACCTGCCATCATAAAACGAGAAGGTAATCTAACTCCATGACCAAATAAATTTACTGATTTTGCAAAAAAACTATCGCCCATCATTTTTATTGCATACCTTTCATAAGCATCTTGTCCAAACATTCTTCTCTCATCAAGAATATTTTTATCAAGCCATAATGATTTACCTGCTGCTGTTAAATTATCTTTCAATGTTGTAAACATAGTTGCAAGTTCTCTACCTGCTCTTATTTTCATTGAAAAATCATCTACTGGACTACCTGCAAAAAGATCTACTGGACCAAGAGCAACATTAAATAAAGAACCGATTATATTTATAGCTTGTGTTTCTGGTGCAGACAATAAGCTATTTATAAATATTTCATTACTAACTCTTAAACCTTTACCTACAACATCTCCAAAACTCATACCTTTAACAACCTTGCTAAGTCTTTTGCTGTCTCCTTGCATAGCCATAATTTTTCTTGTGATAGCTAATAAACCTTCTATATCATTATTTTTTATGTAGGTCTGCATACCTTCATATAGTTCTTCTTTTGTTGGTACTAATTTTTGTTCAGATATTTGTTTTCTTGTTTTGTCAACTAACTCTCTTGTTGTTGTTTGAAATTTTTCTCTTTTAGCTCTATCAACTGTTTTTTCTCCACCACCAATACCTTTTTTTACTTGCTCGTCAACAGGTATGCGACTAACATCTTTAGGTTCTGCATCTATAAGTTGATTTATTCTTACTGTACCTGCTGTTTCATTACTTATCTTTTTAGTTGGACCTGCAAGATTTATCATTCTTACTATATCTTCTGACCAGTTTTGTAATAAATCATCTGATATGTTTTCTCCAAGCATGAAAGATTGTTCTATATCATTCATGTATTGAGTAACATTTTTAGCTAATCTTTTTTGTTCTTTTATTGCACCTAAATAAATAACCCTCATATGTTTTTCTGGGTCATTAGGACTAATTTTTTTTGCTATTTGAATTACTTTAGGCAGTAGTTCATCATAGCCCATAGCACTTGCAGCTTCTATCGAAAAATCATCAGGTATAACAACTCTATTTAAAGCTTTACCTGTTGTTTCCCATACATCTTCTGTGATAGCTTCTACATCTCCCCAAACATTTGGATTAGCTTTAGACTTTTGCAAAGGCAAATCAGTAGCTTTTGTTTTAGTCTTACTTTTTACTTTTGTTTTTGGTGTTGCTATTTTATTAAGATCAGGTGCATCATCTAATGTTTTTACAAACTCAGGTGAAAATTCTTCACTACCTACAAGAGTTGCTTTGTTTAATCTCCTAATTTGTGTTTTAGCAAATTCAAGTCTAGTCGGATCATTCTTTATATCTTTAAATAACTGAACAGTTCTATCAAGCATTTGCTTTTGGTTCAGTATGTTTGGACCACCTGTAATATTATCAATTAGTCTTACAGCGTAAGGATCTAATGTTTTCTTTAATTTAGGTACTCTTTTTATAAGTTCTCCACCTGCAACAGGTACAGCTTCAAAAAACAAACTATTAGCTAAGAAAGATTTAAATGCTGCTTCTCCATAATCTGCACCTTCTCCTCTTTCGGGAGCAGATAAATACTCAACAATAGGTCTTACAAATCTATTGTTTACTACAGGACTTTCTACATCAGCAAGAAAGTTAAATAAGTTCTCGTCAAATTTATCTATAGCAACAAAATCTGCTGCTGAACTAGCTGTAAACCATCTAGCACCAGTAGCAATCTTGTCATAATTTTTTATACCTTGTAATGCCTTTATACCTGTTATACCTTTCAAACCTTTATTAAAACCAGCATAAGGTATTAAAAATCCACCACCAAACTTAAAAACTTGATAAGCTGCATTATCCATATCTCCTTCTTTTTCAAGACCTAAAGCTTTGAGGTCAATCAATTCATTTGGGTCGTAAGGATTACCTTGTAAGTAATCACTTAAATGTTTTATTTCATTTGGTATATCAACAATACCTGCTGCTGTAGCTCTTAAAGCAGTAGCTTCTTCTTCTGATCTTGGTTTTAAAAACTCATCTTGAAACTTTGCAGCATCTTCTAAAGTTTTTTCTGTGATTTGATTTGGTACAACGATTGCACCTGAGTTACTTTTAAGTTGGTCAAAAATTGCTTTAGGTATATCTTTAATACCAAAATTCTTTAATCTTTCATTCTCTGTAAAGTCATCAGTTTCTTTAGACCCGATACCAAAAGCACCTTCTGGTACTGTATTTTTATCTTGTGGAATTAAGTTTGAGTCTGTCATTACCTATTCATTAAAAGGTTACGAGCATTAATCAGAGTTTCTCTAACTAAGTTTGCATCTATTCTGGCAAAGTTTCCAGCTTTGTCATTATCATACATACCTTTACCATCTGGTCCTTGTATCGCAGCAAATTCTAATGCTAAATCTTCATGTGCTGCTTTTAAATTATCACTTTGACCTGTAAGGTAAGCAGCTAAAGAAGGTCGTTTTCTACCACTTAATAGCATACCCCAGAATAATCTATCTTGATTTTCTGGTGTCATAATATCATCTTTGTTAAGACCAGAATAAACTCTGGCTTCTGTTAAAACATTAGGTGTAAACTGATAAGCTCCTACTGCAAAGACTTTACCATCAGCTTGCATTTCTTCCATCTCACCTATAGTTTTACCAGTTATATCCATCTCACCTGCTGTATCAGTTGTACCACCATTAAAGGCATTGTAAAGACCACTACCTAAAGATTCTCCACCTCTTACTAATTCTGCTAAACCACCAAAATCAGGGAAATTTTCTTGATTTAAAAGTTCTTGTAAATTAAAGTCTACTGGAATACCACCTCCATAACCTGCACCTCTTCTACTGTCAAATTGAGGTAAAGAACCTAAATCGGCTCCTCCTTCAAACAAATTATTATTTGTGTTTTGTTGTTGATTAAATTGCTTTGTCCTTTCATTTTCAACTGTACCTATACCAAACGATCCTTCTGGTACTGTATTTTCTAAATTTACTCCTTCTATTTTTTCTTTATATGTTTTTGAAGAAACCTCTGCTACTTTTAAAAATGGATTAAATACACCTTGATATAATTGACTTCTTAATTTTTTAAATTCTTCTACATCATAAGCAGATAAAGCTTGTACAGCATATTGTTGTTCTATTGCTTGTACTTCTAAGCTTGTAGGTCGTTTTTGATTTTCTTTAATGTAATTTTTATAATATTCTCTTATATTTTTTTGAACATCAAATTGAACTTTGGTTGCTTTTACCATGTCAGGTGCGTTATCTTCGCCAAATCCTCCCATGATTTGACTATCACTTGTACCTAAATTATTATTAACTATACGCATGATGTTAGTTGTAGAAACTGATATATCTTCTGCTAAATCTTTACTTCCTGCTGCAAGCTTTTTAATTTTATCTATTAAGTCAATTGCTTCATTGTCCATTGTTGCATGATTGTTTTCTATATCAGCAAGAGCTTTTTCTAAATTTTCATCTAGACCATCAAAAACACCTAATGTAATTTTCTTTTCTAATTCTGGTATAAGTTTGCTTTTTAATTCAAAATTATCTGATTTACCTAGTTGGTCTATATAAGCTTGTTCTTCTTTTGTTGTAAATTTAGGATCTTTTTTTAAAGCTTCATATTCTTTCCGTTTGTTTTGTATTGCTGTACTTTTTTCTTGCTCTGTCATATCTACAGTAAGAGGTATATTATTTAAATTTTGAAATCTACTTTTAATTTTTAATTTATTAATTTGAGGTTCTATTTCATTTTTATATTTTATTTTTGCTGTTACTAACCTTGTAAACTTTTCATCAAAGGCTGCTGATTTTACTAAATAGTCTTTGTGATTTGTAAGATCTCCGTCTCCATATTTAACTAAACTTAAAAGTCTATCTGGGAAATCTTCAGCCAAAGTTAATTTTTGTGCAAAATCAGGCTGTGTTACATCTATATCTAATAATTTTGTACCTTGAGCATAAATATTATCTATAAGAGTTTTATATGTTTTAGTGGCATCTGTACCAGTAATACCACCTTTATACATATTTTCTAGATAGTTATTTAAAATTTCACCAGCTTGATCTTCTTCACCTTTGCTCAAATGTAAAGATGCTTCTGTTAAAATATCAGGCATCAATCCTAGAAATTTATTATATTCAAAAGCACGATTTTGTTTAGTTCCATAATTAGCATTTTTAAACATCTCCTTACTCATCTCAGGTATGTAGATGTCATCAACTACAGTTGAGTCAATGCCTAATTTTTGAAAAAGTTCTAAATCTTCATCAAGGTAACTTTTTCTCCAAGTCCTATATTCATTGCTATCAGTACTAAATTCTTTTAAAAACTTTAATATAGGTTGTCCGTTTTCATCTTTTGCACCTGTATCTATTCTAGCGACATCATAGTCGCTATTCATTCTGTTACCCCTTTTCTGAGCTTGTAACGCTACTAAAGATTTTTCATATTGTCTTCTATAAGCTCTTGTACCACCTATTATTTCTCTAGCTGTTTTTCTGCCTTCGGCCTTTTCAAGTTTGTTTGACAAATCAGCAACAGCACCACCATTTATTTCAGCATCTAAAAGATTAGCATCAGCACGTTTTCTATCTTTTTCTGCTTTCGTGTTGCTCTTACTTACAAGAAATTTTGTTATTGCTGGATTTACTGTTTGTAAAATCCCTGCTAAATCTGCCATGCTACTTTTCTGTATAGCAGTAACAGGCTGTACAAAAGTACTTACAGGACTATCGTAAATCCTTGTGGCTGCTGTGCTTTGAAAACTTGAACTCATAATTTAATAATTAAAAACATTGTCTGTTCTACCAAGTTCAGTAGTAAAGGCACTTGTGGCAGCACCTAAAATAATTGATCCTGTTGAAGGTATTTGGTTATATGCAGTTATAGTATTACTTCTTAATCTGTTTCTGATGTTTTGATATTCTGATTCTGTACCTTGTATATTTCTATCATACTGCCTACTAAATGATTCTAACTCTTGTCTTATAGATTCTCTAAAATTACCACCTTGTCTTCCTAAATCTGCAAACAATAAACTTATATTGTTACCTGCTTGACCTGATGCTAACAAAGCACTTTGAGCTTTTAATATGTCTATATTTTTAGCAAATACATTTTGTGCTTCTTGTTTTTCTTTTGATGCTTTTTGTTCAGATAAAGCTAATTGTTGATTTCTTTTACTGTCTTCAGCAGATTTAACACCTGTTCTTTCTTGTTCAGCAGTTTGCTTCGCAGCGTCTTTTGCAGCACCTTGCATGGCAAGACCTTGAAATGCAGATAAACCTCCACTAATAGCTGCTGGAATTGAACACATTTAGGCAATCCTCAGAAATTCATAAAATGGTTTTTCATGTTGTCCATACTTTGCGTGATACTTTATAAAAACAAAACCGAGAGCTTCTAACCACTTTATAGCAGAATCATTCTCTGCATATACAAAATTATATAGGACTTTATAAGATTTCAACAAACTATCTACCCATTCTCGACCTTTTCTTATAAGTTGTATTTTATATTTTTTATTAGAAAACAATTCATCTGTACATATCATCCATATACAACCATCTTTTATTACTCCACATAACCCCATAGGTTGATCTTCGTCACCAGCTATTGTTAAAACTTTTTGACCAAACAAATAACATAAACGCAAAGCATCTTCTGGGTCTTTACCTGTTTGATATAAACCTTCTAACCTATCCATTTGTCTCATGTTTTGACATACATAATTAAGATCTGATAATTTTGATTTTCTTAAATATCCCATCAAACTCTTCTACTCCTCATGTGAAATACACCTTCATATTCTGCACTAGCTAACAATGTAGGCAAGAAAGTATTGTTTTTGATATCTATATCTACTCTATCTGATTTACTCATAATAGGTACTTTAAAAGTTCCTGTATCTAAATTAATTTGACCAATAGAAGCAGAAGCAGCACCAAGCAAACGACCAGTAAATTTATGTAGAGATGTGTCTCTATTCTCAGGTGTTACTTCTACTTGAAAAAAACCAGAATCTTCATACTTAATATAAAAATGATGTATTTGTAATCGACCACTTATAAGTTCAGCAGCACTTCCTTGAGTTAATCTTTGTCTGCTAAATCTATAGTGCATTTCATAAGGTTCACCAATAATAAATTTACTATTTCTAAAATCTCCTGTAGCAGTAATGGTAGAAGTAGATCCATTAGTCGTATTTGTAGATGTTAATACTTGTCCTGATGTAAGAGTTTTTGTATTGCCTTGAGCATTTACAAATGTACTTGTTTCTCCATCAGCTAAATACCTGCCAACAATATTCATATTTGCTCTTAATCTATAAGGAAGTGTAAAGGTAGATAGACCAGTACCAGAGCTATAGCTAACTGATACACCTGTGGTAGCTTCAGTCACTTTATGGTCTAAGTGATATTCAAACTCTGCATTAGGCTCTCTAAAATTAGTTTCAAATGGTATTTTTTCTAGAGTTACACTATTGGCTTCTTCTACAACCATTATTAAATCAGTACCAATAAAATCAATATTTAAAATAGACCTATTACTGTTAAAGGTATAAGTAAACCAAGCATTTAAAGCTTTAGTAAATCCTTCTCCGTATAACCATCTATTAACATATAACTTATTTGGATTGTCTGTACCAAGCAAAACAAGAATATCTTGGTTGTTAGATACTGCCATTTTAAAAATACCACTTGGTATCAGTCTTGGTACATGAATAGTTGTATTTGCTGCATCTTGAATATTCTGACTACCTGTAATAATATATTCTCTAATACCAGCAAAAGAACCTTTTTTGGTTAAGAAATAAATAGAAGAACCAGAACCTACAGGTTGTGCTGCTGCATTGCTTTCAAATTCAGTTTGTACAAGTACGTTAGCTGTAGAAGGTGTAAGGTTGTCTGCTGAACTTGATAATACAAATTGCGTTTGTTCAGAAAATAATATAAGTTTTTCTCCCATAGTTACTGCGTGTTTTAAGATCGCAACTTTGGTATGAGAAGCAGCTACATCAATAGGTTCAGTATCTAAAACTGATATGACTGTCTCAGAAAAGAAGTTAAAGAACTCTGATACTGTCGAAAGTATTACATTGTCTGCT